ATTCGCATGTTGCCGCCTCCTTGTCCGGAGCGCCGTTCTTCCAGCTGGAGTTGCCGGAGAGGTTCTTTAAGAGAATCTTACGCTCTGCCTTGTATTCATTTCCGATGAAGCCCAGCCGCAGAAGAAAGCAGCGGAAGGCGTATTTCTCGTTTTCGACCGGTTTCTCTGTAGCGTTGATCCGTTTCTGATCTTTGCTGAGTTTGCAGAGGGCGGCAACGAAATGAAGGTGGGTTTTGATTTCATCTGGCGGGAGCATGGCCTCAAACCAAGGAAAGCTGATTTTGTCATCCTCGATGGAGAAGCCGAGGTCACCGATGTCGAGTGCCTTTTTGATGAGGCTTCCTTTGGCTTCGAGAAGGTTTGTAAGGTTTCCGACGTCTGCGCAGTCGAGCGGAAGGGCAACGGTAAGGCCAGCGCCTTTGTCGGCTGCTGTCTGCGGAGCATCGTCTTCGCTGGCGCTTTCAGCAGGAGCGTCTGCAGTTTCCGGTGTGAATCCGTCTGCGATCAGGTTGTGCATCAGGCGATCGAGCTTGTCAGCATCCTCGCAGCTGACGCATCCTTCTTTGCTGACGGTGATGTCACCGATTTCATAGGCGCAGGTCGGCATGAGCTTGTATATGGCCTTGTCGCCTGTGATGTTGGAGATGGCACTCACCAGTGCCTTTCTTGCTGCTCCGGTTACGTTGTAGTTTGCTTTCATGGTATGTACCTCCGTTTATTTTGTTTTCCGAAGGCTTCCTGTTTGCCTTTCGGTACGTACATATATCACTCTGAAAGCCTTTATTAGCAAGCGATACCGGGCATATTCTGTAGTAAAACATCGACGAATATCAGACGCGGAATTTGTGTATTATACAGTCTCAAAATCCACCTGCTTGGCAAGCTCGGAGTAGCTGATCCGTTCGCCGTTTCTTACGACATACACATTTTCCGCGTCATTCGTGTCCTCTACATAGCGGCGCAGAATAACAGAAGCGTACTTTGGATCAAGCTCCATCATGTAACAGATGCGGTTCAGCTGCTCGCAGGCCATGAGTGTGCTGCCAGAGCCGCCGAAGGTATCAATCACTACAGAGTTTTCCTGCGAAGAGTTCTGGATGGGATAGCCCAGAAGATCCAGCGGCTTTGAAGTCGGATGATCCTTATTGCGCTTCGGTTTGTCGTAGTTCCAGATGGTTGTTTGCTTGCGGTCGGAGTACCACGGATGTTTACCATTTTGTAAAAATCCATAGAGGATTGGCTCATGCTGCCATTGGTAATCGGAACGACCGAGCACAAGGGAATTCTTTACCCAGATGCAAACACCGGCGAGGTGGAAGCCTGCGTCAATGAAGGCTTTCCTGAAGGTGAGCCCTTCGGTATCCGCGTGGAAGCAGTAGGCGGCACCGCCTTTTTCGAGGTGGTCGGTCATGTTCTTGAATGCGGCAAGCAGGAAGTTGTAAAACTCCTCGCCCTTTAAGCTGTCGTTTTCAATGGTCAGACCGTCTGAGGCTTTGAAGGAAACGCCGTAGGGCGGATCAGTCAGAATCAGGTTGGCACTCTTTCCATCCATGAGCAGGTTCACATCGTCGGCAGAGGTGGCATCGCCGCACATGAGACGATGCTTTCCAACAGTCCAGATGTCGCCGCGTTCCACAAAGGAGGCTTTCTCCAGAGCGGCGGTCAGATCAAAGTCGTCATCCTTGACATCCTTATCCGCACCGCCATCGAGGAGTTTCTCCAGTTCATCGGCACCAAAGCCGAGAAGTGAGAGATCAAAAGCGGAATCCTGCAGATCGGATAATTCCACGGACAGCATTTCTTCATCCCAGCCTGCGTTCAGGGCCAGCTGATTGTCCGCAAGAATATAGGCGCGTTTCTGTGCCTCTGTCAGGTTTTCGGCAAAGACGCAAGGCACGTTTTCATAGCCTTCCGCGCGGGCGGCTTCGATTCTGCCGTGTCCGACGAGGATGTTGTAGTCAGCGTCAATAACGGCGGGGCTTACAAATCCAAATTCCCGGAGGGATGCACGAAGCTGTGCAATCTGTTCTTTACTATGCGTCCGGGCATTCCGGGCGTAAGGCACCAATTTATCAATGGGTACCTGTTCCAATTTCTGTGTGTTCATTTACATTCCCTTTCTGGCCTGCAGGAGTCGTTCCATCACGTCGTCCTGTGGATTGAGCCCGCTGTATTCGGCAGAGCAGTTTTCCTTGACGATCTGAAAGATTTCATTCCACAGGCGGCTTGCCTGATTCATGTAGTTGATGCCAATGTTGATGAAGGGTGAAGGGATCGGCTTCCCAGTCGTCGGGTGCTTGGAAAGGTATCCGAGCCGAGTGGTCATCTCTTCGCACTGAATCCAGCGGGCGGAGCACATCGCGTAACGCTCTAAGAGCTGTGGAGACACCGCTTTTGCTACGCCGAGCTTATCCAGCCATTCCCATGTTTCCCGATAGATATCACCAGCTTCCAGGGTGGAGCCGTCATGCTGTTTGGCAGATAGAAAGTCATGCGGGGTTGGCATGTCCTCGCCTTCGACATCCGGTATGTCCAGCACAGTGAGATCTCTGCCGCCTGGATTTCCGTTTTCGTATTTTTCTTTGACGGCGGTCTTTTTCCGGCCCGCACCGGGACGTCTGCCGCCGCGACCACCTGTGTTATTTGATTTTGTCGGCATGATTTTTAACCGCCTCCTTTATTACCCGTTTGAAATCGCCTTTTTTGCACGCAAGAGGGGGCGCCGTTTTCCGCAGCATTTGCCACAGAGATTTGACCCGCCCCTCCCTCGTCAAAATATTTCTTGCACAAAAGAAAAGACCACGAAGATCATCAGCGGTCTCCTCGGTCTTTATGGATCTTCTCATGACAAGAACGGCAAAGGCTCATGAGGTTGCTCTCATCATTTGTCCCTCCCTCGGAGAGAGGAATGATGTGGTGGACTTCCTCGACTGGTTTGTAGCGACCTTGCTTTAAACACATCTCGCAGAGAGGATGCTTGTGAACGTAGCGGTCACGGATTCGTTTCCATGCTCTGCCGTACCTCTTGCCGGAGGAGTAACCGCGCGTGAACTTCTCATAGTGCTGCTGCATAACCTTGGCATGCTCTTCACAGTACAGACCATCGGTCAGCTTCGGGCAGCCGGGGTAGCGGCACGGCCTCTTTGGTTTCATAGGCATGGCTGCCTCCTTTCCGGACAAAAGAAAAGCCCTGCAGTGTTTCCTGCAAGGCTTAGGGCTGCGCGTGCAGCCGTTCTTTATTCTGTTTCGCTGATTATATACTATCATAATGGCGGGGTGGACATCTTTGGACAAAGCAGGACATTTCGGGCGCATTTCATATGATGATGGGATGCTCCGGCAGAGAGGCATGCTGCAGAGCCTTGCCATGCCAGCGACGGATCGTGCGGGCGTCGGCACAAAGCTCGATGCCGATCTGCTCCCAGGTTAGTCCATGAATGTAACGATACTTTAAAACCATGCGTTCATCTGTATCCGGCACAGCCTCGATGACCTCACGGATCTGTTTCTTTAGGTCGGAGAGAGTTTCAAGCTCTGCCGCGATCTTGTTTTCCAGATCCCACATCTTTTCCAGCGTCCGGATAAAGGGTGCGTCCGTAGATCGAGAGGTCTGTACACGATCCTTGTCATATTGGATTGCCGACACGCTGCCAGCCATCACCCGGAGGTTCTGTACTTCCATCGTGTCGGACTTGATCTTCTGGTCAAGGCGATAAGCCTGATGAAGATATTCTTTTACGGTCATTTTGACTTCGCCTCCTCTCGCAGCTTTTGTATCAGGTAGTCGCCATCTACACTGGTGATGGTCTGATACCAGGCAGAATGGAAAAATCGTTCTATTTCCATCGCAGTGGACATGGCGTCTGTATTCTGTGGTTTTTTCTTCAGGCGCTTTAAGGCATCCCGATAATCCTTCACTGCCTGCAGAATGATGGCATTGATAAGATTTTCATACGGTCTTGTCATCGTGGCACCTCCAGATCCACCTTGACGGCATCAATCAAAGCGGACTGGGTCAGCTCCTTTTTGGAGAGTGCCTTCAGGATGCGTTCATCAATGGTGCCCTTGGTAATGATGTGCTGGATGACTACGGTATGAGACTGCTGGCCTTGCCGCCAGAGCCTTGCATTTGTCTGCTGGTATAATTCCAACGACCATGTGAGCCCGAACCAGACGAGAGTGGAACCGCCTGCCTGCAGGTTTAGGCCGTGTCCGGCTGAGGCAGGATGGATGACTGCTACAGGAATCTTTCCCGCATTCCAGTCAGCAATGTCGCGGCTTGTCTTGATCTCCCGGACATTGAAGCGATTCTTGATCCGGGCCAGATCGTGTCTGAACCAGTAGGCCACCAGAAGCGGCTTTTCATTTGCGGCCTCGATAATATCCTCCAAAGCGTCCAGCTTCCGGTCATGGAACTCCATGATCTCGCCGGTATCGGAATAAATGGCACCGTTCGCAAGTTGGGAGAGCTTCCCTGTCAGCGCGGCAGCATTGGCGGCGGTTATTTCGCCATCCGGCAGCTGCAGGATTAACTCCTGCTTTAAATTCTCATATCGGTCACGCTCGGCATCCGAAAGCGCTACTTCATATTGCGTGGAAATGAGCTCCGGCATTTTCAGGTGGTCGGTGGACTTCATGGAAATCGTGATATCTGAAATCCTCCGGTAAATGGCATCTTCTGCATAGGGTAGCGGCTTATAGGAATATATGATTTCGCCATTTCGCTTGTCCGGAATGAAATAATTTATGCGGTACTGTGTGATAAAGCGACCGAGGCGCTGCCCCTTATCCAGCAGCTTGAATTCTGCCCAAAGATCCATCAGTCCGTTGGAAGAAGGCGTGCCGGTAAGGCCGATGATCCTGTGGATATAGGGCCGAACCTTCATCAGGGACTTGAAGCGTTTTGCCTTGTGGTTTTTGAAGGATGAGAGCTCATCTATGATCACCATGTCAAAATCAAATGGGAATCCGGAATCGTCAATCAGCCACTGCAGGTTTTCGCGGTTGATGATTGTAATGTCGGCGCTTTGCAGCATGGCCGCTTTCCGTTCCTTGACAGTCCCGACTGCAACCGCATAGGTCAGACCTGAAAGGTGAGACCATTTTTCTATTTCGGAAGGCCAGGTATCACGGGCAACGCGGAGAGGCGCTACCACAAGGACTCGATGAATTTCAAAGCTGTCAAAAAGAAGGTCAAAGATCGCCGTCAGGGAGATGATCGTTTTTCCAAGACCCATATCTAACAGGACAGCCGCGATGGGGTGGGTCTCAATATATTGGATGGCATAAGCCTGATAATCATGTGGTTCGAATTTCATTCAGCATTCCTCCAATCTGCTCCGGGTCGTCAATGACATAGACCTTAAAGCCAAGCCGCTGAAGCAGCCGGTGCCTTGAGAGCTGAAGCGGTCGCGGCAGTTTTCCCGGAGCCTTAAGCTCTGCAAAAGCGATATGGCCGTCAGGGAGTAAGATCAGACGGTCGGGCATTCCTGCAAATCCCGGAGACACGAACTTCGGTGCAATCCCACCGGCCTTTTTTACTGCCGCTGTTAATTTGTTCTCTACCTGTTTCTCATTCATTGATAACCTCCGTCAGGCGCTTAATTACTGGGATGTGCAAGGTGTATCAATGGTATTTACTGAACTTTTTCTTATAGCTTTTTTTATTGCCCTAAGAGAGTTTTTATATAAGACCTTGATACACCTTGTCATCCATGGCTATTACTGTAGAAAATCCTCCTCTGCACCGTTGTCCTCACGAATGCGCAGCCCTTTAAAAAAGCGCTTCCGATTGAGTGTCAGCCGTTCAAATCCGGCCTTCTCCAGCGCAAAATAGAAGTCCGCCGTACTGCGCACATATTCGTTGCAGTCCAGTGAGTAGTTGCGGTACGCCTGATACAGCGACGAGGAGCTTTCCTTAAAGGAGTCATCCACCTCGCACTTCTCATCCAGAAAATGTCCGAACCAGTCGTTCTGGCTGCGGTATTCCTCAATGGCCTTCGTCACGCAGTCCGGGATCGGGATCTGGTAGCCCAGCGCAATTACCTTCATGGCTCCTTCGATGACCCAAGCCAGAATGCTTTCTCCGGCATTTTCATACAGGTACTCGCCGTAATTCTTGATGTCGGTTTTGCCCTCGATCTTGGCACCGAAGGGAATCACGATGAGCCTGCGCCAGATGCCGTCATCAGATGCGGAAACACGCGGCAGATGGTTGGTGTATAAAACCAGCGTGTGGCAGGGCTTGAAGGAGAACGGGTCTTTGTATTTCTTTTCCGCGAACACTTCATCCGTGGAGCAGAGCTGCTTGACAGTAGAATCATTGAGCCTTGCGCCCTCCTGCATTTCGGCAGCAATCAGAAGGCGCTTGCCTTTGACCTCTGCCATTTCCGGTTTGATGTTTCTGCGGCAGCCGACAGTCAGGGTATCTGCAGAGATGTTGCCGCTGTAAAGGCCCAGCACGCGGGAGATGGCATTCCAGAAGGTTGACTTGCCGTTTCGACCGTCGCCGTAGGCAATGATGAGAGCTTCCACATAAACCTTGCCAATGGCGGCAAGACCGCAGATCATCTGAACATAGTCAATCAGCTGCTGGTCTTTCTGGAA